TTATTCCTCCAGTTGTTGAAGACTGCGGCTGCGAATCTCTTGTTGCAGCTTCTCAATCACTTCATTTACGTCCAGGCTGCCCAAGTCTTTGCCACGACGGGTGCGCACGGCAACTTTGCCTGCTTCTACCTCTTTGTCGCCACAGACCAACATGTAAGGGACACGACGTAAAGTGTGCTCGCGGATTTTAAAGCCAATCTTCTCATTTCTCAAGTCTGCTTTTACACGAATACCCGCATTTTGTAGTTTCTGCGTTAATTCGTTAACGTATTCAGACTGAGAATCGGTGATGTTCATGACCACAACCTGAACCGGCGCAAGCCAGGTCGGGAAGAAGCCAGCGAACTCTTCGGTCAGGATACCGATGAAACGTTCCATCGACCCAAGAATTGCACGGTGAATCATAACCGGCACCTGACGTTCGTTGTTTTCGCCAACGTAAGAGGCGCTTAAACGGGACGGCAGGGAGAAGTCCAGCTGTACAGTACCGCACTGCCATGCACGATCGAGGCAGTCATACAGGGTAAATTCAATTTTCGGACCGTAGAACGCGCCCTCACCCAGTTGGAACTCAAACGGGATGTTGTTTTCTTCCAGCGCAACGGCCAGGTCAGCTTCAGCACGGTCCCACATTTCATCGCTACCGATACGTTTTTCGGGGCGAGTGGACAGTTTGACGACGATTTTCTCGAAGCCAAAGGTGCTGTACATATCGTAGACCATACGAATGCACGCGTTAACTTCATCACGAATCTGCTCTTCAGTACAGAAGATATGCGCATCATCTTGAGTGAAGCCACGAACACGCATCAGACCATGCAGCGCACCTGACGGTTCATTACGGTGGCAGCTACCAAACTCAGCCATACGCAGCGGCAGATCGCGATAGGATTTCAGACCCTGATTAAAGATCTGTACGTGGCCAGGACAGTTCATTGGCTTAATGCAGTATTCACGGTTCTCAGAAGAGGTGGTGAACATCGCATCTTTGTAGTTGTCCCAGTGACCTGTTTTTTCCCACAGCACGCGGTCCATCATGAACGGACCTTTCACTTCCTGATACTGGTATTCTTTCAGTTTTGAGCGAACGAATACTTCCAGTTCACGGAAGATAGTCCAGCCATCGTTGTGCCAGAACACCATACCCGGTGCTTCTTCCTGCATATGATACAGGTCAAGCTGTTTACCGATTTTACGGTGATCGCGTTTGGCCGCTTCTTCCAGACGTTGCAGGTAGGCATTCAGGGCTTTTTTATCTGCCCATGCAGTACCATAAATACGCTGCAGCATCTTGTTATTGCTGTCGCCACGCCAGTATGCCCCTGCGGTCTTCATCAGTTTGAAGTGATGGCAGAAACGCATATTCGGCACGTGCGGGCCACGGCACATATCGACATATTCTTCATGATGGTACAAGCCAGGCTTGTCATCATGGGCAATGTTTTCATCAAGAATGGAGACTTTATAGGTCTCGCCACGCTTCACGAAGGTTTCACGCGCTTCGTACCAGCTGACTTTCTTCTTAATGACATCGTAGTTTTTCTCAGCGAGCTCGTGCATCCGCTTCTCAAGCGCGTCGACGTCTTCCTGGGTTAACGTACGGTCAAGATCGATATCGTAGTAAAAACCGTTATCAACAACCGGTCCGATCGCCATTTTGGTGTGCGGCCAGAGTTGTTTGATCGCGTGCCCTAACAGGTGCGCACAGGAGTGACGAATGATCTCCAGACCTTCTTCATCCTTCGCGGTGATGATGGAGAGCTTCGCATCATGCTCAATCAGATCGGAAGCATCTACCAGCTCACCGTCAACACGGCCAGCAATAGTGGCTTTCGCCAGACCTGGACCGATGTCCAGCGCAACATCCATGGGGCTTACAGCGTGGTCGTAATGGCGTTGGCTGCCATCAGGAAGAGTAATAACAGGCATGTTATATCCTTATTTGCAGTGGTGACCCACACGTAAGATCACATACAAAGAGAAAATTTGTTTATTTACAGTAAGTTGCGTAACCATCTAACCAACAATCGCTAAATTGGTACACAATCTGGTACACAAATGAAAAACTGACATCCTCAGTCCCTCACTAGGTAAAATGATGGTAACACTAAAAAAGTGGTGATTGCACCACTATGTTTCACATTGCTTCAAATTGTCTTGCAGCAATGGATGCGATCGGATAAGTGGAATCATCACAAAGCCTTGCAAACCGATGCAAAGCTTTGTGTGTCACGAAATTACCAAATAATTACCCCACTATAGCTATCTCCAGTAGATACTGATTTTGTTGTCCGTACTTTCCCATTTACCGTTACTGATATCGGAAGAATTGTTCCATCTGTTTTTGATGCGAGACCTAATGCCGTAGTTGTTGGCCAAACAATTCCAAATGGCAGTGAGGCTATATCATCAGATGATGTTGCTTCCCCCCCCATGTTGACAATGGTTAAAATATTAACTCCGTTTCTGTTTGATACTGTAATCGAACCTGTCATTCCTGATTTTAATGTGAGGATTTGAGTATTTATGGTGCTTTTAAATAATGAACCAGCAAATTCTTTACATGCTGCGTCATAAATGGCCTTCTCGCCATTATTATTCGGGTGATTAACACCATTACCGCCATCCCCATAAGCAACATTAAATACCTGATCTGGAGTGAGAATTGGTATTTGTTTAGCATAATCCCTGACAGTTGTTGCATTAATGACAACGTTTGTAAGTGTTGCGTTGGTCGAACTTAACCCCAGGAAAGATACAGGTGCTAAAAATGTTGATTCCTTTACGCTTTCCTCTATCGCATTAGATTCATTTACAAACAAACGCGCAGTAGAACCAACAACCTCAAGACGCAATGTTTTACCCAACGGACTTGCAGACCATGAACCAATCTTTTGAGTGGTGTTGTCTTTAAGAGAATACAATCCTATTTCAGCGGGTTCTATCTGGAACAACACCTCTGAATTACTATTATGGTCTTTACGGAATGAGATTTTAATTGCTGTGAAGTTTGAGATAGCTGCAGGCATTATAAATTCAACAGTTGCATCTCTGAACATTTCGTTAGTTATTACTGGTGAAGCATCGCTCAATATAATTGACATGTCAGATGAACCACCACCAACAATTTTTGTTGCGTCGTTAAATTTGTACGTACTATCACGATATAACCCAGCCCATCTATCCATTCTACTTTGAAGTGGATCTATCCCATTCATCACAATGTTAGACATGCGATTTACATCTATTACTGCATCTCCAAATCTCTCAGCTATTAATCTTGTTGAGATAGCAGAGTTGTTACTGTATTCATTATCTGGGTATGTTCCAAACCTAACCCCTGAATTTTCAGCGGTTAGCGAAGTTGTTCGCATTGGTGATGTAACCCACACTACTGTGGCCTTACTGGAAAACGATGCGATCCTGTTTCTTGCATTTAGTATCTTTTGATAATCCTGTGCGTTAGGATTATTCATACCAAACGCCATAAAAATCAATGTTGGGCTTAGCTCTTCTACGTAGTCAGCCCAAGTATTTGGTGATGAAGGGTTAAACCACGGCTGTTCATATGGCGCATGATATGAAGCATCAACATTTGGTTTTGTAATAAAATCCTCAATAGAAAGCCCCGCAATGCCTCGATTATAAAAATCGCATGAAACTATATCATTAATTGCATACTGAAGCTTTTTAACCCACCAATAGTTATCTGCTTTTCTGTGCCCTCCCATTGTCAATGAATCACCAACAAAAACAACCTTAGGCTTATAACCAGAAGATGCCGCATTCAGGAAGATAGATAAATCACCTGATATATTTATTTTTCCTAGATCAATTTTATCTTCTGGTTTAAATATTTGCTTATAATGATTATTTGGATTGCTGCTTATGAGCGATCCATTGCCAATCATCCTAATATTGTCAACACCAATTAAATCATTATCAGCACGCAGTGAATTAACATTAAAATATACTTTACCTTGCCCATTGGCCGCTACAAGGGAGGCTAGCTTTGTTAATTTTGATGCTTGATTTTCAGTTAAACTATCAGTAATACCAGCCTGTGCTGAATTATAGCCACCGATATGGTTAAATTTAATACCATTATTTGTGACGAAAAACGATATTCCATCTGTATCGCCAGGAGTTCCTGTTCCACTCTTGATATACACAGCATCACCACCGTCATTCGCTTGGTGATAACCATTGGTTTTAATTGCACCTGGAGATCCAGTGACTAAGAATTTCTCGTCGCCTTCAAATAAATTTATAGATGAAGTCAAAACACCAAGATCACTTCGTAGTGATGCATCCCCTACACTAACCCACTTACCTTTACCTATTCCCCCAGTGCTATCTGGCGTAGAACCAGGGGGAACTACTTTGGGGAACGCCCCATCCCATCGATAGTACTCGCCGTTGCTTTTCCAGCGTAAACACTCGTTAGCAATGCTAAGGGTGTTGCCATCTTCAAAAGAATCCTTCGTGATATAGCCATAATTCAGAATTGCCTGATTAGCATCATAATTTATACCTTCAATTGTACGATGATCATTGCCGAACCTGTCAACATAAACGTGGTTATTTGATGTAACGAATTCGTCAATTTTCCCAGCGTTAAATTTCAGGTCGCGTGATGATTCGCTTGAAACAGGAAGATTAGTTGGTTGCGTAGCCATATTGATTCCATAAAAAAACCAGGCGCGATGGCCGGGTTAGGTTGGTCGGGGACGGTTCTTATTGGTAGATGGCGTCGCTGTATTCCGCGACGGTCAGAGATACCGTGTTATCGGTGTTCGGTTTGATGCTGTTGACTGTCCATAGCTGACTGTCCAGTTCCTCCACTGTCGCGATGAGATAGCGAGATGGGAGCTGCACAGTGTCTCCGTTCCAAATATTGATCAGAATGTTTGGTATTGCTGCGATGAATCCGTACTTCGTATCGTTCCGGGCCGTAGCCGGATAGCGCAGCGTGGGATTACCCAGACTGTCGGTAACCAGAACATACATAGATCCGGAAAACGTGATCGGCTCGCTAGTATCGAAGTTATTCCCGGCGCGGCCGGTGATGTATCCCTGCTGCTGGTTGCTGTCGTAGATGTCAGGCATCTGAATGACGCTTCCTACCTGGATAATGCCGTCCTCGAACACTTTGGCATTCATCTTCACCCGAGAGTAGATCAGACGTTTGGTTTCCCGCAGCGCGCGCTCACGGGCCTGGTACTCATTGCGAAAGCCAACGATCTCCAGCTTGTTCGGGTTCTCAGCTTCCTGTTCAACGATAGCGCCGTTCAGCACGCGGTAGTTGATGTACGTTTTGTTGTTCGTGATTGGGTGAACGTAGGACACCTGCACGCCGTCGTAGCCACCTGGAAGCGTGGCTTCGTACGTCATTTTGTACTCGTCCGTCTTCATGTTGGCCCGGTTAAACACTGCCGCCGGGTAATCTACTTTCTGATCGCGGGTGAACGTCAGTACACCGTCATCCCAGTACGCCATGACAGACGCTGCATTACAGATAGCCTGCACGCGGTCTCCGAGTGAGTCGTTCTCATCGTCAAACGTATAGTCGAAGTAGCCAAGACGCTCATCAGGTAGACTCTCAGCTATAGAGTACAAACCGTACAGATCAATGCTGCTTTCTGGCTGCCCGCCCATTACAAGCCAGGTATGTGCAACCGCGTCAGCAAAGGAACGCGATGGACGCAATGTATATTCGACGGTCTGTGTCGTCAGGTTGTAACTGATGGTCTGACGAGTCACCAGAGCGTTATACTTTCTGTCACGGCTTCCCAGTGCGTTCTCTGTTGCCCGCACCTTGACTCGAACCAACGTATCGGTCGGATGAACTACGTTGCTTCGGATGTTGACAGCGTGTATCTCCTCAACCTTAAGAATTGACGCATCATTGGAGTTGTTTGTCCGCTGGAAATTGATGGCATATTTACCAAACCCTCCTGCCGGGATTATTTTATCCGTGCGATAAAACACTTCACTGGTCGACTTATGAGGCGTTCCCTGATGATAGGTGAAGGTCTGTTGTGTTCCTGGGATCTGGTTGTAATCGTCATCGATTTTCCAGATTGTCACCGTCCAGTCAGTCCAGTTACCGCCACCCAGTGATGACTGTGTATGCAGCCAAAGCTCTGTTGACTCAACCGGTGAGAAGAACGGCCCAACAACAAGCGCTTCATTGTCATTGAGAATAAATTTCGTCGTGTTAATGGTTGCTGTCGATGGAACGGTGGGCGGACCCTGTAAATCTGTCATGGTGAACGTGTACCATTGAACGGGGTCTATAACGGAACCATCATCGCTCTGCACCGCAGAAATCAGCGTGCCTGAAAAGAGTACATCTTCAGTAACGCTGCCTGATGTAGTGTTGTAGGTAACATTAATTGTAAATGTGACGGAATGCGGTAGCACGAGCCCCATGAAGTAGTCGAACTCAGCCTGCCTGACGATTTTCATCGCTATCTGTCCGCCAGCATATTCCCCACTTACTACGGTATTGGCAGTTGCCGATTCTACCGGGAAATTGTCGCTTTCGTTTGGCCCTGGCATCTCCTGCCCATCGACGTCATCGAACGAATAGCCCTCGTTAATAGTCGGTATTACCTCACCAGGCTGATAAAACTGGTATTCGGCACCGGCCATCGATCCGAGGCTCGACTCTGAGTAACGAACAGACTCATAGTCATACTTACCGATACCAATACACATCCACTCAGTGACATATTTCAGGCCACCATCGTTCTCACTCTGGCGCACATATTCAAACATCGATTCCTGGATCAAGTCGGGAAAAGATCTGACCTGACCATAAATATCAGGCTTCGCTTTGTAGACCCTGGCGGTATTCGTTTGCCCTGTCAGACTGTTATTCGGAGAATCGACGGTGTTCCCACCGTTGTTTGCAATTGCAGGCTTCGGAGCCAGGAAGGAAAACACAGCACCAACAACTTTGAATATTGGACTGAGAATGTCGCTAATGATGCCCTTTGGCTGGTCGAAAATCTGGATGGTGTCCAGTTCGCTCAGTTCAAATGCCAGCTCATCATCATCACTTAACCTCACGCCGTTGCGGACGATCAGCAGATCACGGTGAAAGGTGGCATCATTGGCCGACAGCCAGTCATAAAAAAGGGTGCCGTTTGGCACCCTGCAACGCAGCTTAGGCGTTCCTGGAAAATTCGATATCTCAACCAGCGCCATAAGAAAAATACTCCACTTTAGTGAAAGCCCGCTGAATAACCAGCAACGAGTCCATGCGAACGCTGCCGTTCTCACCCCGCGAATGCAGCGCCTGCCGGTTAAGCACCAGGCCGACGTGCGCCGGTTGAGCACCTCGGTACCCTACGAATATCCCGCCTTCGACTGGTTTATCGGCGTGGTTCCAGAAAACGACGTCGCCCTGATAGCAGGTGAAGAAGTCCTCACCGGCTTCGTAGTCCGGTGTCTGGTGCAGTTCAATTCCGAGAGCGTGCCGGTAATACAGTACCACTAGTCCCCAACAATCGACCTTATCGAACGAGCAAGCCCGGTTTGACCAAGGCACGCCGATCATCCTGCTGATAAAATCAGAGGTACTGAAGTCCCGTGTATTCGACTGGATCATAAAGGCGACCTATGTTGTTGTTCAGCGGGTTAGTGACAGAAAGCGTCACAGAAGCGGCATCTGCGTCAATATCTACCGTCTTGACGTATAACTGCCACGACTTAATCGGCACTGACACGTCACCGCTGTCGAATATTTGCCGGGTGGCCGTGATGGCAGTCAGTCGCGCCGCACCCTTCCACTGCTTCATCAGCGTTTTGATATCAGACGACAGGCGCCCTAACTTGACCGTCGCGTCTATCACCGGCGTGCCGCTCTGCTGGCTCTCTTCAATTTCAAAGCGCGCTGGCGTATACGACTGGCCACCGAGCGTCTTGGGGAAGAACTGCTTATCGACCAGGCGCACATAGCCAAATGATGGGTGGTAGAAGGTAATCGTGTCGTACAATCCGCGTGTCGGTCGTTGCTGCTTGTACTCCCTGAAGCTCGGCATTACGGTACCCTCGGCAAAGATTCCGGATCGCGTCCGTCCGGATAACCCGTGACTACGATATCCAGCCACGAATCCCACGGCGGCGGAAGCTCAACAATGATGTCGTCGAACTCGTCATCCGAGTTGTAGAGGTGGTTGGCAATAACGGTCCCGGTCCATGTAACAACGCCGTTTGTGATGTTTGTCTGAACAGGCATCTGCGTGAAGTGGAGTTCCTGCAACTGTACCCCACTGCCGCCGAGATTCACCTTCATACGGAACCAATTTAGCCCACGGTTTAAGTAGTTAGGGCTGCGCAGCCACTGCTGGAATGCGCGCTCCTCTGCCGAAGTAAAGATCCATGTCAGTGACCAGGTCACTTTTAGATCATCGGTCTGGTTCTGAAAGATAGCCGGGCCGACCGCTGGCTGATCGGTCTGGAACCCGGTATCGAGCGTCATATTTTTGCTGGCCTTCTGCGCCAGCGGAAGCCAGTCGGGATAGTCGATAATTGGCATCAGCCCTGCCCCCTTGGCGTGCGTTTAACGTTCATATTGCTGGTTATGGCGCTGCTTGCAGGACCACCGTTATTCATGTCAGCGATAAATGCCTCAAGCGTCCATGAACCATCACCGTTCTGCTTTGCCTGAGCATCAACAGAAGCGGATGAATAGTTGTAGATGTTGAGAACAGGAGCTCCACCACCACCGCCAGAAGTCATATCCTTATTGCTGATCACCCTGCCGTTGTCACCCGGTATCATGTACTGCTTACCGGTACTGGCCTGGTAAATCTCCGGCATGCCGCCTTCGCCGACCTGGTACATTCCTCCAGCAGATACAGGGCCTCCGTTCTTGCGCTTGCCAGCTAACGCCCCCACCCCAAGAACAGCCACGGCAGCAAGACCGATTTTTGCAGCTGTGCCCATTGATGCAATGGAAGCCATTATTGCAGCGGGTGTCCATGCGGCGGTGGTTGCAGCTGCAGCGCCATAGCTAACAGCTAACTGAGTACCTACGGCGGCGTTTTGCACTGCGGTTGTAGACACTATCGCAGCCTTTTGGGCAGTCCCACCCATAATTGCCGATTTGACCCACTCAACCCCCATTTGCACGAAGGTATTAACCAGGCTGTTAAGAACCGTGCTACCAAGAGATCGCATTGCATCACTGGCCGTCATACTACCGGTGATAATTCCCGTTAATGCGTTGGAGGCATTTCCTGCTAGCGCATCGATTGAAGCCGCCAGCGCTTCATTGCCCGCGCTCTGGTTACGGAAAATCTCCCATTGAGCTGCAATCCTCTCCTGCTCATACTTCCTGTTGGCCGCATTCGTCAGTTCAAGTCCTCGCTGGGTTAACTGCCCCCTCTGGCTTTCAAACTGCTGGATTAACGCCAGCTCCTGAGCGTGCTGGTTAGCAAGCCTCTGAACCGGATCTACCTCACCCATAGCCGACTGCTGCGGGGTTACAACCTGTTGAGCTCGTATCTTCGCCAAATTCGCCTGATGATTGGCCTCAAGCCGCTCAGCAGTTTTGTCGTACTGCTCCTGGCTAATCTTCTTGGCCGCCAAAGCGGTTTTCAGGTCATCAACATCTTGCTTATAGCTGGCGTTTTCGCGCGCTTCCGGTAGAAGCTTTTGCGCAGCAGCCTCGGCCTTGATGGCATTGGCCGTATCCCATTTCTCTGCAGCATACTGCCGAGCCTGTGCGATCTGGGCCTGAGTTGCGCCTTTCCCAAGAGATTGCTCGGCATTAAGCATGGCCTGCTCTCTGCTAAGTTCTTGAGTTGACCCTGCCGCCAGTTCTGCTTGCTGCTTTAGGTTCTCCAGCTTCTGAGCAACAGATTCAGCAGAAGACGCTGATTTTTTCCCCTGTTGCTCACTCTCTTGTTGAGCTTTTTTTCTGGCTTCTTCGGCCTTTTGCAAGTCGTAGTTTTCTCCAGCAAGCTTTCCAGCTGATGATATCTGATTCTTGTTATCAGTTACCTTGGCGGCTTGCATTTGAGCTTTAACAACGGCTCTTTGTCGCTCATCCTGAATTTTAAGAAGTTCGTTTTGCTCCTCAAGATTGAGGATGAGCTTATCGCCCTCTTTCGTGGCCGGAGAAATTTGCAGTGCTTTCGGATCAAAATTCTGCCCTGCCTGATTGGCCCGGTTTATTTCATCAGCTGTATCACCAAAGGCTTTCGCTACCGCACCCTGAACTTGCTCGAGAGACCAGGATTTTTCGATGAGTTGATCATGAACGCCCATCGCCGTAAGCATGTTGTTCGTGAGTGTGCGTGTGGCCTCTGACGCAGTTTCTTCTGTCCGGGATAATTTATCCTTTGCGGCCTCAAGATCTCGCGTCTTGCGAGCCAGTTCATCAGACACCTCCGCCTGTTGACGGGCGAAATCAGCACCTTGCCCCATAGATTCAGCAACTTCCTGCGCTGCCGGGGTAAAGTTCTGATATCTGTCTCTCAGCGAGTCAACTTCACCCTGCAGGTCTGCAACAGCCTCTTTCTGGGCTCGAATAGAATTATTGGCATCTGCAATAGCCCCACGCAGCTGAGTATTGGACATTGCATTCATGGCGGCATTGAGCTTATCCAGCCCATCGGCAAATGCGATTGCCTCCTCTTTTGCCTGCTGGGCTTTCTGCCAGAAATAGAAGATGGCTCCGGCAGCAAGCATAGCCGCCCCCGCTGGACCACCTATAAGAGCAAGTGCACCACGGGCCATTCCGATACCAATTGACGCCGCACGAGCAGCAGTCGCTGCGCGGGCAGATGCCGCAGCCTGGGCAGTTTCAGCCTCAGCAAGGGCAAGAGATGCGGTAGTAGCCCGAGTTTTCGCGGCCACAAGAGCATCCATTGCCAGCATCTCTGCAGCGCTACCTTTTGCCACGTTATACTCAGCCTGGGCCAGCGCGAGAGAAGATAGAGCAGCTTCTTTATCAGCAAGAGCCTTACGCTGAACAGAATTAGCGGCTACCAGAGCAGCCTGTGCCGTCTGATTGTCTGCTGCAACCTGCTGACGGGATGCTGCGATATCAGCGATTTTCGCTGAGGTAGCCATAGTCAGCGCACCGACATACCGCGAACCCATTACGCCGGCAACAATCGTGAGTGTAGTGCTGAGAACGTCTAGGTTTTCACTTAGAGAAATGACTGAGTCACTGAATATTTTGACGCCAGTTTTTACAGTGGCATTCTCGCCAAAGAATTTCGTGATATTGTTGTTGGCAATTTCAAGAGACTGGCTGATTGTGGCAGTCGTTTTCGCAAACTCCTGTCCAATTTTATCGCCCTGAGAGAGCAACCCATTCACGATCACGTCGGTGGTTAATTTTCCCTCGGCAGCCATGTTTCTGAGCGCCCCAATGCTGACATTCATGGAGTCAGCAAGGGCAATCATGAGCCGGTTACCCTGCTCGTTCACAGAGTTAAATTCATCACCTCTTAAAGCACCGGACGCCAGACCCTGAGCAAGCTGAATGATTGCGTTACTTGCCTCCTCGGCTGTTGCCCCTGAGACCACGAAACCCTGGTTAATAATGGTTGTCAGCCTGGTAATGTCCTCAACACTGACACCATAACTCCGTGTTGATCGCTCGAGACGCGCATAGAGTGTGGCCGTGGCATCAAGACCTGAGCGAGTCTTTTGAGAGATGTCAAAAACACGCTCTGTGACATCAGCCAGCGTTTCAAACGGCGGTACGGAATCCCTGACGGCATTTGCCAGTTTATTGCTGAGGTCCTGCCATGCCTGAGCATATGCGCCAACCTGCTGGACAGAAAGAGCGGCAATGAGCGCTTTAGCGACGCCAGTTAAGCTGGACATAGTGCCTTCTATCGAAGACAGAGATCGCTCAGTGCGGTTTAAGCCAGCCTCGAGACGCCCCATGCTACCGTTTAGCCCATTCAACGCGGCATCAATATCCCGACGCCCCTGAAGGATCCCGGCGGTATCCATGTCAACTTCATAAACAATCGTTCCAGCGCTGACAGTACCAGCCATAATCTATTCTCCGGGCAATAAAAAACCCCGCCGTAGCGAGGTTACTGTAATGAATAGCTCACGCCGCCTGCTGAGCCATGGATATCCGCCTTGCTTTTTTGGCTAAATAATCCTCAGTTATTGAGTCATATTCTTCCCTGGTAAATCCTTTCTGGTCCGGGTATTTGGCAGCAATTAAATACTGAAACTCAGTCATAGTAAGCTGCTCCGCCTCATCCCGACTCATACCAAAATGATTTCTGGCTGCGCTGATATACTCGAATGCATTAAATTCAGATGTCGTGCTGGTATTCTCATGGCGCTGTAGCTTTCTTATCCTGGCTTTCCCAATAATGCCGTGCGTTATTAGTGCTTGCGCAATCACAACCATATCAAACTCATCCATTGCCCCATGCCGGAGTTTGAATGGCTTTCCTTTGGTTTTGGCTATGCGTAGCTCACCAATCAATGGGGTAACGTCTGTGTCGCAACAGGATGAAAGCACCGTCATTGCAGCCATTATTGCTTTTTTCCCATAACTGGTTGTTCTTACATGCTGAATGAGCCACTCAGGCACCAATCCATAGGCATTGATGGCCGACCTTATAAGATCTGATACTTCATCATGATGAAGATCATAGAAAGCAGTAACGATATCTTTTGGCTCGCCTATTCGAGTCATATTGATAAACGATGGACGGAAAAAGTATTCCTTTTCGCCAGCAGCAATAAGGAATTCGCCAATTTCTTTTAATGGGATCATGGGTCAATTCCGTTTAGCGGTCATTATCAAGGGCAGCACGCCGCCCTTTGGAATGTCCGTTACGTAACGGTAACCGTATGCACGGCTACAAAGTTGCCGTCTTCGGTGTTGATGATGATCTGCGCGCTGCCGGTGGCGACGCGCGTCACGGTAACGGTGTTGCCAGAGGCGGTAGCCGTTGCCTTGGTCGCGTCGGTAGTCGCTACAGTGAAGTCTTTGTTGGTTGCGCCTGTTGGTGCGATGTTCACCGTGAAGGTGCTGGTACCGCCCGCCGTGCCGGTGCTGGTTGTCGGGGTTACCGTCACGCCAGTCACTGCTACAGCAGTCAGTTCGTTCACTTCGATGGTGGTTGCATCGCCTACTTTGAACTCGGTGGAGAAAGTGACGATGTCGTTGGTACCGCCGTCAGAGCTCAGCGCCGTGATGTTCGTGTAGCCGACGAATTCGACCGGGCCGTAATCCATGCGTACCCAGATGCCTGGCTGGCGCTTGGCCTTCAGCTCGTCAGCGAAATACTTGATGAATTTGCCGACACCGTACTGATCCAGCTTGTCCTTCTTGCGCACTTCACCTTCAAAACTCAGGGTGAAATCACTGTTGGTGATGATGGTCTCGACATAGCCGCCGCCGTCATCCGCATCAGAGGTAACTGAGTTCGGGTTGAAGTCGAAGCCCTTCGACGTACCAGCAGCCAGCGCCTTCCACTCAGATTCGAGTGGTTTGACATCCGGGCAGCCATCGGCGACTTCCAGCACGACCGCACCGCCGAACAGGCGCTCGTTCGAGTTCTGGCAATTAGCCATGTGAAACTCCTCTTTGACGTATAAAAGAAAACCAGCCGAAGCGGGTTATTTGGTTGGGATGGCTATTCGCCGTAAGTGCAGGCGAACTGGAGTCGGAAGACTATTCGCCCTTCTTCTGTGAGCACTGGCGCTGGAATTGCGCCCATGTTCTGGATGTAGCCGACACACTCGTCAGCCATGGGGTTAGCCTGGACATAATCGACGATGCGCTGCACGGCGCTAAGAGCGTCTTTGCGCTTGTCCTTCGCGCCTACGACATCAACCAGGACGTGATACTCAGAGCCGAGGTCAGTACGGATATTCGAGCCGCCGTTTGGTCTGAAGACGATTATGGCTTCAGCCAAGTCCTTCGGGTCGTCGTACATCAACTGCTGGACCGTGAAGCCGGTCGTTAGCCCGGCGTCGACGAACATGTTACGCACCCGCTCGTGCATCATAGGCGTCATAACGAAAGCTCCTTACGCACAACATCATCGATTGCAGAGCGCTCCTCTTCAAATCCAAGTGTGAGGAATTCTTTTTTAGCCGTTGAACGACGGAATCTCTGCGGGTTAGCCGGATCATGAACATAAACGGCATAGTTGGTTGAATAACCCACCCTGCCTGTGATTACTGCTCCGTCAGCTACGATTTCTCGAAACTGGCTATTTAATAGCGCTGAGGTGTCGATCGGTGTGTAGAGCGCCGATCTTGCCGCCCCCAGAATCATCGCCGACTGGAGCGCTCGAATTATTTTTCGACCCTGAATATCATTCAGAATTCGGTCAATATTGCGCTCAACACGTGCCGCTCCGCGAACTTTTATGCCCATGGCTACACTCCTGTCAGGATGGCGTAATCATCCGCCAGACGCTCGAATGTGTCGGCGTAACGGATAACCTGTCGTACCTCATCGGCACCGGCCACAACCGGGTCCGCTTCGGTCGATACGCCAATCAGCAGGTAATCACCAGCGGCCGCCAGCGCGAACTCCGTCCAGACGGTGTTCTTGACTACGATTTCAGCGCCCAGGCTGGCTAACTTTTTGCTGAGCCCGCCCTCGTAATCACAGAGGATTTGCTCAGGTTCGGCATATCCCAGTGGATCGCCGTATTCGTCATTGCCTTCCAGCTTGCGCCAGATGGTCGCCGTGGCGGTATATGACCAGTTCGCAACGCTAGACATCGCTCACTCCTGAAAGCTCTGGTAGCGCCACCGTCATGCCTGCCAAGCTATGCGTACAGTCATTCAGATATTGAATCCGCCCATCTGTCACAAATGAATGGCAGGTAAACGGTTTATCTTTCGTGGCGTCGTCAAACTCCTCTGGGACATCGCTGGGCATGAAGCCTGTAACCAAAACGCTTGGAGTCAGCGTCGGCTTATCAACGCTTCCATTCCATCCCCATCGCGGACCATTGCCAATGCCGACCTGCACTACATGCCGATTACCGCACCCGGGGCAAATGAACGATAAACGGTTATCGCTCGCCTTCTTCACTCGCTCTGTCATTCTTTCCACCTCAGAACCTTCGCGCCACTCGCCCGGATGCGCGGGCAGTTGATGAACCACTCGCCATCTGATTTGACATAGCCGGTAGTTTCCCGCCCGGTGTCGGTCATCACCCAGACGCGGGTGAATGCACGCGGCAGCCGGACGCTAACGGATATCCACGCCATCAGCAGCCTCCGACAACGAGAAATAGGCCGACACTGTTACCGGCGCTGATTGGTAGCTCACTGGTGCAGCCGCTGGTATCAAGTTTCGCCAGCGAGTCGCGCAGCCAGGTGATGCTGTCAGTCCCGTAATCGAACGAACGGGACGCGCCAGACGGCCCACCCTGCGATTTGATGCGCCGCGCGCCGGACGACGTAGCCATAAGCGCGGCGGCGTACATCAGGATCAGCTTCGCGGTGCACTCGTCGTACCCGGCACCATCGAGGCACGGGATGATTTTGTTCACCATGCAGAGAATCGGGTCCAGCAGCGCCGCGGGGATGGAATAACCCAATTCACCGAGGAATGCCTGCACGTCTGCCGCTGTGATTGGGTCAGCCATGGTTATTTACCTTTGGTTTGCTCATCCAGCTCATCGCGGGATTTAGACGGGTTATCGAACTCGCGAAGTGCCATGGTTATTTCGCCTTTTTCTTCAGCTCGTCGATTTGTTTCTGAGCCTCGCCGAGTTCAGCCTGCAGCTTCGCGTTGTCAGCGGTCAGCGACTCCACTTTGCCATTGGCCTCGTCGAGGTCAGCCTGCAGCTTTTGAACGTCGGCTGGGGTCGCCACTTCCAGAACCTGATCGCTTACCGGGATGGCTTTACCTACCAGCCACAGTGGAAGAGTCTCACCTTTGTAGACTTCACCCTTTTTCAATTCGTGGCTGTCGTGGGTGAGCAGCCATTTTTGTTCTTTACCAGCCATACGGCCTCCGTAAAAAAGATGGGGCCGGAGCCCCATGAATTATGCTTTGGTCAGCTGGACGTAACCGGCCTGGCCATTCGCGTCGTGTTTGAACTGCGGCGCCGCTGCGGCCAGTACGGAGAAGACATAATCGTCTTCCGGATTCTGGCGGGCTTTCGGGCGCATGGTCATCGGCATACCATTGAGGATCTGCACAACGTCCGGACGTTTAACCACACCCAGCAGTTCATCGGTAGGAACCTTCGAAGCCGGAACCAGCGCCGCAACACCAGGGATTTCCATGATGCGGGACAGAATGGTCTTCGGATAATTCGCCGCGTAGTCGTTCACGGACGCGTAGAACCAGTCTTTGTAGTTCAGGTAAATGGTCACCGGCGCATAGAAGTTTTCGGTATGCAGCAGGTTAATCAGGTTGGAGATAGCTGCAACCCACTGCGTACCGGTAGCGCCATTCAGGGTCAGGCCGTGGGTGCCGGTACCGCGATTTGGTGCAGTGCGCAGACCGTAAATAGTCGCGCCTCCGACGTTGATGTTTGGATCGCCGTTCAGAACCATGTCTTCCAGCTTCTCAGCCACTTTACGCTGATGGTTGGAGATGGCGTCGCTGTCCAGTGAATAGCCTTCAGTCTGCGCAGCCAGCATCTGGCGCCAGCCGAAAGAAAGCTCACTGTCGATGATCGGCAGTGGTGTGCCTTCGTAATCCATTACCGGCTGATCGGTCTTGGCTTTACCGCGACCATCCAGGCTGATATTCACATCGCCGGAATCGGACAGGGTCATGAAGTAGTGCACGATTTTGCCGAGCGCCATCGGACGGGAAACGCTGGCAGCCAGGTCGTTAAACACTGACAGCACGTCGCGCTGAACGGTAATCGCTGAACGGTCCCATTCGCCCCAGACATCTTTCGGCAGTACTGATGCGTTACCGACAAGCTCATCAAACGCAATAAACTGACCGCTCGGATCGTTGACTGCGAAGCCATGCTGCGCAGCCATATTGCGCTGCATCATGTCCCAGCGGCGACGGGCGTTGATAATCAGCGCCTGCTGTTGTGGAGTAAACTTTAACATTCGTGTTTTCCTTATGCCTTGGCGTACGGAGTGGAGAGGATCACCACGTCGGCGAAACCTTCCGCCGCCAGAGTGCGCCCTGCTTTTTCGTCGAACGTTGCGACGACCTGGTTACCGGTTGCGGCTGCTTTGAACACACCACCAGCACCGACCGTTAGTTCCTGGCCTACTGTGTAAGCAGCTGCCGCCAGGCGAACGTTGTATTCCTGCTCGCCTTCAACGCGATACGCCACACCGGTTTCGTTCGCTGCGTAAGCAGTAGTGATGGCCTGTCCTACAAAGCGGCGATTACCAAGAATCAGCCAGCGGCCAGTGGTATCAGTTGCTACGGCCAGCTTCCCGGAAGCAACCTTCACCGCAACGCCAGGCGTGAGTGCTGCCGCAACTGGCAGGTTAATAGTTTCCGGCTCACGCTCGACCGGTCCACGATAGATGACGTTAGCCATTATTTTTTCTCCTGATCGATGCCAGCGTTGAGGTCGTAGTCTTTCCACTGGTCGTTTTCAGCATTGACCAACTGGAATGACGGATTCAGCGGAGTGCTGGTCTGGCACTGTGAGTACATGTCGTTCAGCGCTTCGCCTGAAAGCGAGTTGATCGCTGCTTCGGTCATGAACGAGAATTTCGCTTTAACAGCGTCACGTTTGGTTTTCAGGTCGCTCTCAGCGTTCGCCTGCAGTTGGGTTTCCAGCTTGCTAAGCTTGTCGTTCAGCGGGGTAATGGCCGCATTAACCGCTGCAGTAATCGCATCAGAGTTAATCTGACTCTGTCCTTGGTCGCCGCCACCTTCTTTCTTTTGCATCTGCTGGTTGTAGGCATCCCAGGCCTGATCGTCGGTCAGCCCCTCGGTTTTAACGCCTGCGGCATTGAGCGCGGCGATCATCTTCTGTTTCATCGGGTTTTGTTCTCCGTTGGTTTTGACTTCGTACTCAGTGGGTTTGCGCACGACTTCGACTGCATCGCCGACCAGCGTCACTGTGCTGTCGTCGATGAGGTATTTCTGCTGGAAGAGTTTCGAGCCCTCTTCGTAGATGAATTTGTCCGGCCAGACGGTCACCACATAGCGATAAACGTCACTGCCCGACGGCGCGCGGATAGCCTCGCGCAGCATCTGGTAGATTTCGTCGAATGAGGCGTCGGAGTTGTGGGTGAGGAAGAACTTCACCTTATTCACCAGCCCGTCTTTGAGGCTGTTTGCCGCGTCGATGAGGCTGGCAGTTTCGACCTCACCTTCCTGCCCGTCGGCGTTTACGAACATGCCCACGCCTTCTTCCGGCGTCCCGGCGCCTGGCTCATCCAGCAGGATGGCAATGTGGTCGAACTGCATGTTGTGCGCGACCCAGGAATGTTTCTTACCCTTCGACTCGCCCGCCTTCTGCTCTTTGTTCAGCAGCAGACCGGTGGAGACGTGGATCGGTTCGGCGTTATTGCCGGTGATCATGTCGTCCAGACGCTGAATGAGGCGATTACCGTCAGGCTTGGTTTCTGCCACCGCCTTGTTGACGTAAACGTCCATCACGACCTTGTCACTGGCCTTGCTGACGTTCTGAGCCCATGCCCCGGCGTAGTAATCATTCACCGCCTGCGGGTCGTTGGCGCTGACGTATTTTCCGTTAACCATCGGATGGCCGAGCGGCATTAACTTGCGCTCCATCGTCTGGTAGCTGTTGTTAATTTCCTCCGCCGGGTACAGACCACCATTCATCACGATGTCATCGACGATCGGAACCGCACCACGAATGACGTAGTGTTCCTGGCCGTTGATGGTGGTCGTTGAGATGTTGGAGGCGTTGATGGCGAGGGATTTAACGTGGATGCTGGATAGCTTCACGATTATTCCTCAGGTTTCTTGATCGCTTAATCAGCGGGCAGTAATTTGTTTAAGCCGAACACTTATGGAGGATTGCAATGGCTTTATTTAAGGTTACTTATCAGGTTAATGGGGATCCAACCTTCAGGGACGTCAATGTCAGTAGCGATAAAGAATTAACCACATTTGATGATGAGGTTATTCAGGCGGCGATGCGTGATTCTGTTCATTACACCCCTGCATCAAGCGCAACATCAATTAATGGACTGAGAGTAGTAATGGTTACCCCAATCAAGTAGTCCCCTTCCAAAGCTGGCGTTCTTTTGCCAGCTTATTCGCCAGCCCTTCGTTGAATATGCTGCCGTCGTCGTTGAGCAGTACCGGGATCTGGCTGCAGTAGCAGTTGTACCGGTTACCGTTCACGGCGTAGAAGTCGCGCACCTCTTCGGTGGTGTAGACCTTGCCGTGACGGCTGGCGTGCCAGCTGCGCGTTGTGGGCTTAAGTGCGGACAGCCACAGCAGACCAGTATTCAGCCCCAGCCGGTCAGCGGCCCAGTCCGTTTCATTCCACTGCGCCTGCCGCAGCGCGCCGACCTGTTCGGTCTGTGCGATATTCTTCGCGCGAGACATGCTTACATCGAGGCGTTTACTGATAACGCTGGCCGTCTCTCGAGGATTCACGCCGCGCGCTACCGCATCGGTGATGATGCCTGTCAGGTCTGCCCGGGCGGCATCGCTAATCGCTTTCCAGTCACTGAACGTTGTCAGCCTGGCTGAGGCGATCTGGTTTTGATAACCGGGGCTGCTTAAAAGCTGCTGTAGCGTCGTCTGGCTGGCGTATACCTGCGACTGCTGCGAGAGGTTATTGAAGGCCTCTAAAGTCCCGCGACGGGCCTCTGCGACGACGTAATCCATCGCCCACTGGTTCTGCTCGTCCCCTTCCAGCAGATAATCATCCAGGATGGCCTGCACCGCCTCGAGCAGCTCAGCCAGTTCCTGCGGGGTCATGTCATAGATGAACTTCCCGGCGTTGACCTGGTAGAGCCTCTGATCCTCGCCGTTGACGTGACACAGGAAGTGCCAGTTATGGCTGTTAACCTCGCGCTCACGCCCGGTCAGACGCTGGTCAAACAGCGCTTTCAGGGCTGACTTAATCGCGTAATACCGGTCCTCGATATCGCGCTCCATCCTGCTGACTGGTTTGCGCGACATCGTGGGGTCAACCTTCGACCGTGGTATTACCGGACTCTTCGGCTTCTGATTCTGGGTCGGCCAGTGGGTCAGGCTTTGGCTTATTGCCATCTGGCGGCACCTCGTCATCAAGTTCTGGCAGGGCTTGCAGCTCGCCTGCCGCGCGTATCTCGTTCTCGGTGATGGCTGAACGGCCAAATGCGTTCGTCGATTTAACGGCGACGTCAGCCAGCTTATCCATGTTGGCAATCTTCTCCGCCTGGCTCGGTGCCAGCAGATCGGACCATCCCACGGTGACTTCTTCGCCGCTGGCAGGAGGGATAAACCCCAGCGTCCAGAAACGAGTAACCACCTCAGTGATCACGTCGCTCAGGAAGCCATTACGTCGGCTCATACGGGTTTTGGCCCAGTCCTTCGCATCTTCCGTACTGGCCCGTTCGCCGGTCTGCATCCCTACCAGCACTTTCACCGGGATCGGTACGGTGGCGCAAAATTCATTGAGCGCTGTTCGCCAGGTGGGTTCCGGATCGGCAACGGCCACGGAAAGCACGCTGGTATCGCCCTCCTGCATGATGACGGCACTGTCTGTGCTGTCATTCAGGCGGCGAACCTGGTCATCCATCCCCTCAGAGAGCTGGGCCTCGCTGACGCCCAGCGCCCTTGCCAACTGCGCGAAGCTTGTCTTGGCGCTGAAGTTGAAGTTGAGTTGTCGACTGGCGTTCTTCAGGAACCCCTCAGCAGCACCACCCGATACCTTCTCGAGGTCCAGCAGCTTATTGAAGCCCTCTTCCAGCAGTGACTCGCCGGAATCAAGTCGCCCGTCATCCGAGCCTTCAGCCAGGATGATGACGCGATCAGGGTGAACGTTGATGATGCGCCCGGGCTGACCGCTGCGTTGCTGCTGCACTGGAATCTCGGTAAACGAGTACATGCTGACAGCGCCGTAGTCCTCGCTGTTCTGGTCCTCGTTATAACTGACCGGGTCGAGCTGGGCCTCCCAGACGGGAATCAGCCGGACGAGCGCCCTTTCCTGCAGCCTGCCGACCATCGCCTTATCAACAGGCTCCGACCATGGCTTGCTGTCTTTAACCTGGATCAGCAGCGCAGAGTAACGACCTACGAGGTTACGCTTGTCAGCACCCTTAATCTGCTTCCAGCAGCGCTTGAGCAGCTTGTTGATCCGCTTATCCCAGGCCGTTTGCTGCGTTGCGTCCTTCGTCTGGTCGCCTTCGTAAACTTCCGGGTAATCCTCCCAGCATCCATCAACCATGCGCGTCACCGCGGCGCCAGCGATGGCATTGCGGCGGTACGCCCGGTAGAAGTCATCGAAGCAAAGATCCTGCGGATAACCAAACTCCTGATACAGGCGTTTACGCTTGGTATTACTGGTGCCATTGAACAGTGCGTTGACGTAACGCATCCGCTCGCGGTCGATGCTGGCGTTCGTGGCGAGTTGTTTATTTTCGCTTTCGTTCACGGTTTCCTCCGTCAGCGCGAACGCACCAACATGCCGGTTGATTGTGGTTCTGATAGTTCGGTGAGCGCGTATACCGCGGCATCAAGCCGGTCAGGTGATTTCTTCGCAGTGGATGGCACGTACTCCATAAACTGATTCTCGATTTCGTAGAGGCTACCGCGGTGAGCGACCCGGCCCTGCGCATACAGCGCGGAGATGGGTTCTGCACGTGCGTATTTACCCTTACTGGCGTGCACGCGGATGATGCGGCCGCCGAACCCGGCATTGCGTAGCGTGTCCTCCGCCATATCTCCGCCCTGGTTAGTTTCGATGACGATCGCATCAGCTTCGTGCTGCTCATAGGCTTCAATGGCTTTGGTGGCCCAGCCGTTAGGTGAATACTTGCCGCTGTAATCCGCATCGAGGCTGTACTGACGTTCATCGCCGGTACCGTAAACGCTGGCGACGGCAATGCCTGATTCGTCGCTCTCTTCGCTGTTGGTGGCCTGCGGGTCGATTGCGACGACCGTACGTGCCAGTTCCTGAGTGAGCCGCATCGCGTGTGCGGCGCTGATCATCTCCTCGTTCCACAGCGCGCCCTCCGCATTGAAGCGTTTCGGGTTCTGCATGTACTGAGCTTCGGCGGTGCGCCGGTGCGAGAACAGCGATACGCGGTGCGATTCGTTGTGCTTAAACGGCCATAGCCAGCCATCAGGCAGGCCGTGGTCAATCGGGATTGCGTGGGTGTTTTCCGGATACTGGTCGGCGTATGACTGACTGTTGTTGATGAGCACCGGCAAATTCAGGTGGTGCCACTTCTCACCGCTGCCACCCCGCAACAGGTAACCACTCAGGTCGTGGTAGTGAATGCGCTGCATGATGACAATCATCGGCGTCGTCTCGATCGCCAGTCGTGATTTTATTGTCTCGTTAAAGCGGTTGTTGACGCCGTCGCGGACGATCTCCGAGTAAGCGTCATCCGGCTTAACCGGGTCATCGATAATCAGCGCACCCTGCCAGCCTGGTTCCATATGCCCGGCACGAAAGCCAGTAACCTGCCCGGCAGCTGACGACGCATAAACGCCGCCGCCATGCTCGGTCCACCACATCGCCTTACTGTCAGCGTCATCGCGCAGAGACATCGGCCACATCGACTGGTAGGCCTGCGACTTAATCATGCCGCGCGCGGTTGAGGAGTTCAGCAGCGCCAGATTGTGCGAATAGGACAGGTGCATGAAGCGGGCCCGGCAGTTCAGCGCCAGCCCGCGGCCCATCATGTTGATAGTTGCCAGCTCCGTCTTAGTGTATCCAGGCGGAACGTTGATGATCAGGCGCGTAATCTCACCATCGATAACGCGGTCCAGCGTCTGCTGAATCACCTTGTGGTGAGGCGCGACAATCATCTTTCCGCCGGTTCGCTGCTTGAAGAAGTAGCGAGCGTAATACAGGCCGTCCTCTTCACACTCTACCCGGCGGGCAAATGTCTTTTGCTCAGCAGTCGTCATCCTCCATCATCTCCTGCCGTGCAGCCTTGTATTCAGCCTTGCTCATAGTGACCGTTTGAAGTGGACCACCACCAGGACCTGACATTTCGGTTTTCTTCGGTGCTTCCCACCCCTCAAGTTCTGCCAGTTGCTTGATGGCAGCTTTCGGATCGTGGAGTTTAATCTTCAAGCCCTGCGGCCCGGCGGTAAGCTCAGCGATTGCAGCCATTGCTTCCGGCGTCACTAAAGCTGAGTCTTTAAAGCTCCAGGTGGCTTGCATTACCGGCTCGCCATCTTCGTCCTCACAAGCAACGTAATTGCGGAACTCAGCCAGATCGAAGAGAGAGGTACGCCCGAGCGCAGTTAAGCGCTTCAAGGCCTCCTCGCGGCTCATGATGGCCTCATCGACCACCTCACCTTGAACAGATTTGAGGAACGCTTGCACCTTAAGATTATTAAAGATCTGACTTGCTGAGACGTTGGCTGAGTCGGATGTCTTTGCCTTGCCACCCGCTGATTTATAAGCCTGTGCCTGTGACTTACCCTTGACGATGGCGAGAGAGAATTTCTGTTGTAGCGGAGTCAGCGCATCGAAAAGAAGCTGCTGCTCTGCCGTGAGCTTTTTCGATGCCATGTGTTACTCCGTTATCTCTTTACAGGCTGTACCTTCACCTGCTGACTGATGCCATGCTTCACGATGAACGCAGACACCTTTTCGTAATCAGGCTCTCGGCCCATCATCAGGCAGAACAAGGTCAGCGTTTTGATGTAGACCGGCGACCACCACCTGCTCTTGATTTCAACTGACAGTCTGCGAGTCGCCATTGGTTTCTTCCTCGACAGGTACTGGAGTGAATTGAACGCGTTTCACGTCAGCAGGAGCGAAGTAAAGCCACTCGCCAGTCTCTGTAGCCAGCGGAACAAATCCGTTAACCAGCTCAGGCTGACGTCGTGACATCTTGCCCGTGAAGGTTTCGCCTGTTTGGGTGGTTAGCGTGATTTGGTAGATGTCTGGCATGATTACCTCTTTGCCTTGTCGCAGCGTTTGCTCTGCTTCTCAGATGTGCTTAGCCACTTACGGCTTACCCGTCAGCAAGATGTGATCACCATCCTTGCGGGGTTACACAAATCATTATCGAAGCCCATCGGTGAAGAGCTTCTGTAATGTCGCGATCAACCAATCAGCAATTCTGGCTGGGTCACCTGCATGATGTGCTCATGTTCAAGCGCCAGGACGCGCTTCTCTCTCTTCCGTTCGTTCATCAACCGGCTGCCAATCGTGCATTTCAGCTTCGAACGTGTTTCTTTGATGGCGTAGCGGTGCTGCATTTCTTCGCCCATGGCAACTCTTCTGCTAAGTTGCTCAGCCATCCAGTTAAAGGCATTGATGTAACACTCCTTAACTGCGGCGGCGGTTTTGCCAGTGAATCCCATCACGAGCATCATGCATCCATCGCGGGTGATGTTATACATCGGCTGAACATCGCCATTTTTATCAATGAAATCAATGGGCGCAAAATTGCGCTGGGTAAAATCATCGGAGCATTTAAGGTTTCTGATGGCTCGCAATACGTCTTTGTGTCGTTTACCAAAATAGTTAGCCACCTTTAGCGATGTGGTGATTATCTTGTTGTCGAGTGTCGTGACCATTTCGCGGAAGTCGAAGGCCGGAATAACTGACGGATTATTCATAGCGTCTTTACCTTTTAGAAAGATGAGCCTGTTCGCACAGAAAAGCCGCCCCGAGATGGTCGCCACCATATACGGCAGTTCCCAGGCTCAGCTTTCTGAAAGACTCGGGATTGTCATGCGCTGCGATGCGCGGTTTACTGCGGGCATAAAAAAGCCCAGCATTTCGCGAGGCTCATTAAAAGGACTTTGTACTTTGCAAAACGTGTTTATTTCAGACACTGCTCTCTGATGTAGTCCTGCAAATAGCCGACTTGCTTCGTTACTGTGACGATTCGCTCTCTGAGGATGAAATAATCCCGTTCAGCGGAGTCAGTAAGTCGGGGGCTGGAAGCATCGCCCATGCCGCTGGGTCCGGTCGTTCCATTCGCGTGACATCTGGCGTTGACGTGCAGCCCACACTTGCCATCGCGAACACAACGCTGAAGATCATCAAGCTGCTTTTTCGCATCAGCCAGTTCTCCGGTGTATTTGGCATCCAGCGCAGCAACATCACGCTGGCGCACCTGCATATCTTTGATGGTGGAGTTAGCCAGATTCAGAGCCTGAGATTTCTCATCGCGCTGCTTCTTGTATTCGGTGGCGTTGTCGCGGTAGTGATTAACAGCCCAACCCAGCGACACGATGAGGCAGACAACCCCAGCGATGATGATTGCTATTAACCGGCTCATGATTTTGGCTCGTTTACCGTACCGCCAGCCTCTTTGAATTTGGCGATAAGGCTATCTGCTTTGTGCTCAAATTGACCGTACCCAGCCCCGGGCAGTGATGCCCAGATATTGCTGCAGCGATCGATGGCCTGCCGGATGTCGCCAGAGTCGATTAACTCAAGTGCTCGGCGTTCTTTAATCTGCTGCAATGCAACAGCATCCTGACTGGCAGGAGAGAAATCTTTCAGGCCAAGCTGCTTGCGGTAGGCATCCCACCAACGCGACAGTAGCTGATACCGACCGGCAGCCGTAGATTTAAGTTTCGGATTCAGAGTCACCAGTTTGCGCGGGTGATCTGAATAATCAGTGAATAGCGAACCGCCAACAATCACGTCGTACCCATGATTCTTCGTGGGCTGACCAGGCTTATCTGTTCCTTCTGACCACGCCAGCATGTCGAGAAATGCTTTACGCTGAGGATTAATTGTTTGCATTCTTCATCCCCGTCAGGCGTTCCCAGAAATACGTAAGAGCAACGGATCCCATTGCCCCGCTAATGCCTGACGTAACCAGAATCATGTAAAGGCTAAGCCCGCTTTCAACGCTGATCAGGCCACCAATGAGACCGGTAAAGCCGGATACTGCGATTTGCGCCAGCGCGTTGATCCAGCTCCAGGTGGCTTTGTTCTGCTTCACGTCAATAAGGTATCGGACCAGGCCGCCCCAGCATGACAGAGCAAGGACAATCAGCCATGACACTCCGGCAATGCTTTCTTTATCTTGCATACGTTTAGCCATATCACCTCCGAAGGAACGGGGTGCTGTTTGTAGTAAGGGGTCAGGCCCTCGAGCTGGATTTAACAACGAGGCATGTCGATGATGATTCCCGGGGCCTGAAATAAAAAACCCGCTCGCGGCGGGAATATAAGGGTGTGGCAATGTCAGCTCTGCGGCTGAAGATACCCTGGCTGGGATTTGGCTCACCTGACTGGATTCGAACCAGTGACCGACAGCTTAGAAGGCTGCTGCTCTGTCCACTGAGCTACAGGCAAATAAAAAGCCCAAGGCGTTAACCTCGGGCTATGAATTCTTAGATACCGCCAGTGCATACAACATTGGCACAATATCAGATTTACATGAAATATATGCGTTTCAGTTCGGTTTTGCAATACTTACGTATAAATTTGTCGCCTTTTGTTGTGAACGTGATCGCGTTACGGAGATAAGCGCAACGCTATCGAGTCGCTTAAAGCTGTCACGCATTGCCAGCCAGTGAGGAAGGTACGTCTCTGTCCATGTGGATTTAGCCACGCCAGCAAGTTCCGCCAGCACCTGGTATTCGTATGTCTCACGCCCTGACAGTTCCGCTTTGACATCCTGCGCCGCTAACCAGACAAGCTTCTTCAGGCGTTCCATCGTCTTGCCCGCAATCTTTTTAGTGCTGAGCTGTTCCATGAATTCAGCCCACGCCCACTGGGTGATCGCCACCTGATACTCGAAGCGAATATTCTCGCTGTAGTTCCAAAGCAGCCACGCTTTCTGGTGGTCTTCCAGCGATAGTACAGCGCGGCGCCATGATGCGGTGCCGAACTCGACCTGGTTGACCAATGCGATGGATGAGCCTTTGGCGCGTGACTGACTACCGCTCATCGGCGGACCGTCCGGGTTAACCATCTTCTGCCTGACCTCGCTAAATACCTTTTTCCTTCCCCGGCTGCGCGCCGTCGCGGTGAATTGTGCGTTCTCGGCGAAAGCTACCAACTGCCCTTTCGTCGCCCCGCTCAGATCTTCGGTCGCCACAATGAGCTGCTGACGTACGTATTCCAGTTGCTGATTGTTCATGCGGCTTCCTTCTGTGGCTGGTTGGTTTTGGTCTGGCTGTGCTTTGCTACTGGTGGCAGATTGGCTCGCTTAACGCTTTCTTCCTGGTACCGGATAATCTGGTCACGGGTCATTCATCTACCCTCTCGTTCTGCCAGTGAGGAAGTGGCGACTTATCCCCGGCGCGGCGAATTCGGGACTTGGCGTTCTTCTCAATCTGAATGAGCTTTTCGATGTTCTGGCGGCGCTGCTTTTCTTCACGGCGGAGATATTTCACGTTCTCCATGTAGCGAGACTCCTGGTCACAGAGCGTCATAAGAAAGTCGAAAGGTTCGATGAGCGTTTCGCATCTACGGCAGCGTAAGGTTCTGTCCTTTTCATTCACCCAAACAGTGGAGTGCAGGCACATGACCTTCTGACCTTCGCGCTTAATAACCAGCCCATCTTGCAGATCGTTATTCTTCGTAGGGAACGCGACAACTTTGCCCAACTCTATTTCGGTTTCTGTGCTCATGGGGCCTCCAGTTCGGTGATGGTCAGTTCAAGCCTGCCGCCTTTGACGATTGGCATTCTCTTCACGCTGTAATAATCGACCTGCTGGTCATCGAGCCAGAATCCGGATTTCGTCAGCGCGTCGAAGGCAGCCTTTTGCAGATTATCAAGGTCCCGGCGGCGGCGATCCGGCATGTGACACTCGATACGGATTTTTACGGGTGTGGACAGGCCGATATCCAGCATTGAGTCTTTGATGATTCTGGAGACACTGTCGCGGTATGCCTTCCCTTCTGCGCTGATGTGCGTGCGCCCGCGATTATGTCGGTAGTAGCGGTTATTACTCGGCGGCCACGGGAGGCTGATGCGATATTCATTCATGCTTTTACGAGCCCCTCTTTCAGCCAGATAACCTGTGTGCGGGCCATGCCCTCCAGCGCGCACTCCTTTGCATATTCGGCATCTACCAGGCGGGTGCGGCGATCAATCTCGTCGTGGCAACTGCTGCATGCGATGGTGGCGATCAGGTCAGGCGGCTTGATTCCGGTCCCGCATAGACCAGCAAGACGTATGTGAGCAAGTACTGAGGTTTCAGGATTGCCGTTGCATACGCCGGGGATCCGCACCTGACATTCGCGGCCGCGTGCCGCTTTGCATAAATTAGCCATGCGCCCTCCTCGCCGCGAGACGCAGCCATTTCTTATCGACGAGACCGGCGGTGTAACCGAGAAGTGTTGGGATCTCTGAAGGGTTTGGTTCCGGCTTACGCTTGCCGCGAGTTGGCACTTTGTAAATGCCGCCATTCATGAAGCGATTGATGAGGTTAGCCATGCTGCTCACCCCAATGTTTCGCCCATTCGATTTCAAGACGGGATTTTTCGCTGAACTTCACACCCTGCTGGGTGCCGAACCAGTAGATAGCCTCGATGACTTCAACCATCTGCCTAACGGTCATCTTGCTTGTGCGCTGACCGAACATCACAACGCCTCCATCCAGACCTGGAGCCATTCTCTGCTCTTGTTTTTTGGCCTTGGCGACCATAGCGGTTATCAGGTCTTTCCAGTCGTCAGAGTCGTACTTATTGCCGAACCAGGTTACCTGGTCGGACAGGTCTTTCAGTAGCGGCCACATCTTGCGGTTCTGATCCAGTGTACGAGTCATCTCTTTGATATCGAGAATCAGTGGGCGCTTCGAATCCACAGGCAACTGGCGGATGTAGTTGATAGCGTTCTGCTTGATTGCGTCGTTGATGAGGTGAAATTGCTGCTTCATACGCCACCTCCGTGAGGTAACGCAGAATGTAGAAAATCGCAGGTGCATTTCTGCATCTGTGAAAAAGTGGAGAGTTCAGATTGTGGTCGCATTTAAGTCCCCTTAAATGCGCAGAAGTCACCGCCGGGCGTTCAACTCCGACGGCGACTTAATTATGGCTGGTTGATATTACAAAATCAAACTAACTTTGGTTGCTCTTTCAGCTTCCATTTTATCTTCCTGACAGGAGGTTTGCTTATTTCTTGAAAGCCGTCTTTGGCATCATTGTAGCCGCATTCAAAGCAGGCATAGTCACCACTCCACCACCTGCGTGTTACTTCCTTCCCAACGGCAATAGAACGACATTTAGGACAGATCATAACCCCTCCGGTTTGCATTGGACTGCAAAACGATGATATCAATTCAAACACGGAAGGGAATGGTCTTTACAAAATAAATTCCTTTAATTTCAATAGTATAATATTGCTCTTCGGAATCCATCTAAGAACGGTGAATTATTGATGGTAGTTATTTTCAATCCTCCTGCTGCGGTGCTGCTGGCAGCGGCATCCAGTGGGTTGGCTTGCAGTAGCAATCAAAGCCGTGTCCGTGTGCTGACCCGCCAACGTACGTTGCCATCTTGATTAATGGATCATTACTTTCCGGCGCGTCTGGACGGTACGCCAACACTTGTTCCCCTGCGGAAGGCATCCGCTCAACGCAAGCCACCCAACCATCCGGAATCACCGGAGAGTTGAGTTGCTCGGAATTACCGAAAGACTGAAGCTGGGCGGCGCGGCGATTCCATACCTCACGCAGCTTTTCTTTTGCGTCTACGTCTGTGTGATATGCGGTGTCGGTCGATATTCCACAAACGTTGCAAGATATCCAGTTGAGGTTATCGTCGTCATAATCAAACTCAGACTTTCCTCCACAGCATGGGCATGGGAGAAGGCCATTTTCATTAGGCACAGATGCCGGCGCTGGCGGGGCGGTGTATAGAATCCCCGGTTTGATGTCATGACGGCGCAGGCGGACATCACAGGTTCGCTCTTCGTTTTGCGAAGACCATGCAACTACATCAGCTACAGGCTCAGCTTCGAGCGATGTCAGAGCGATACGCGCAAGTTCATGAACTTCCCACTGCTCGGCATTGGCCTGACAGTCGCTGCCCTCAGAATTGAACTCAATGAGGTTTGCAATGCGTTCTTTGGTAATAGTGCTCATGATGATGCTCCTTCTTGATATTTTTCGAACCAGAACACCACTGGGTCAGATTTCATTTCAACCAATCCCATACGAACTAGCGCTTTGCCTTTCCCGGAAACAAGGAATTCACGACGACCATCACCGATAATTCGCCGATAATCTTCCAGGCTACTGCAATGCTTGTGCAGATTGCATGGGTGGCATGCGGGAACCATATTGGCGATGTCGTCGCGCTCCTGGTGAAGCATCTGCCCATCAAAACGAATCACTGGCTTAACGTGGTCAGCGTGCCATTTCTCGCCAAGTTCGCACCCGCAATAAGCGCAGCGACCGCCAAACTTCATGCGTAGCTCTGCACGTTGTTTTTTCGTCAGCGCCATATCACTCCCCCTTCACGCCAATGCCAGCGACTATCGGCATAAACGACAGGTCGGCAAAAAATTCACCGAAACCAAAACTGATGGAATACACCATTCTGCCGTGCGGTTTTATGCTTGGGCTTGTGACGTCGGTCATTGCAAAAGTTGAGGTAAACTCATTCACTACAACCTGCGGCGCTGACGGATTATCGGCCCATGGAACACAAATCAGGTCAAAGTCTCTCGCCATTGTTCCGTGTATTGCCATTGCATAGCCGTGTTTTCTGGCTATCTCTGCCAGTTCTGGGTAAAGCGAACAATAAACCGGTGCCAAATTTGCTGGTTTCATCTCATTCCCCCTTCACGCCAATGCCAGCAGCGCGGATTGCGTCGGCGCATTCATTTCTCATACCGGATGCGCCAGCAGCAAATCCCTCGTACCACTCAGCGTTAGAGCCGAGAACTGGAAGTTTAGGAAGGCAAACTGTCCGCGCCTCCAGTTCTGCTATGCGCTTCTCTGCGGCGGAAAGTTTAGCCATGTGCTCACGAAGGCTGTCAATTGCTGCCTCTAGCCTGTCCCAGTCAGGGTTGAAGTTTGCCAGCTGAGCTAACTGGTCTTTCAGGAAGCCGATACTCTTGTCTTTGGCTTCCAGCTCATCCAGCAGCGCCAGAACTGCATCAGGCGTTGCTTTGTCGTGGAAGTTGTCAGCATCACAGCCCCAGTCACCCTCCGTCTTTGCATGCATCGCAGCTTTGCGTAATGCGCGTTTGTTGAGTGCTGTCATTTGGATGCTCATTGGCTCTCGACTGCGCCATCTAGCAGAAACACACAGTCATTTTTGTGTTCGGCACATGACCAGACAACCTCATCATCGCCACGAAAAATATCTACCTGCACCGTGGTTTTATATTTAGCCACTGCACCGCAACGACATTTCGCGGAAGTGTTTTTCTTTTTAGACAAGACACCTTCAACTCTCGGATATTTGCTCATAGCGAGGCTCCTTTGCGAAGTTTCTGCGCTAAATCGTCAAGCATATTTGCGTAATTAAACTGGTTTACGTCATCGAGAGCGCAAGCCGCCATCTCCACACCCTGCGCACGAACTTCAGCCAGAAACGCATCTGTAGCTGGGGTTTTGACGTCGCACATGAACTCAAGCGCATCGTTTCCATCAAGGTTGCAGAACTCCCATGCGGAAGAATAGAACTCGATGCCAGGCCAGGTTGCGAGCCTATTCATTTTGTCATTCAGCGTTACATTCTCCACTGCCAGCTCCCTGCACTTGCTCTCGGAGTTAGCGAGCTGTACTGCCATGTCTGTGAGCTTTTGCTCGAGCTTAGAAATAGTTGTCACGTGCTCGGCATTTGCTTCTGCAAGCTCATTCATCGTTAAACCTAATGCTTGTTTGCTAGTCATAATCCTACCCTCATAAAAAAGGCCCGCGATGCGAGCCCGTTAATCGATGTTTTTGCGCTTTCGGCAGATGCCTATCCGCATCGTTAAAAATATGAATGTGAGCACCAGTAGCGATGCCTTGAATGCTCTATCAGGGCTAAGGTCTGGCGTGTAACCAAAATGGAGGAAATGCACAACCTTACCGCCTGATTTACGCTCCGTGTGCCATAGCTCAGTTGATATCCCAAAGCCAAATACGAACTTGCCAAGGAAGTAGAATTTATCGAGCTTCACCATTTCCTCCGGGCATAAAAAAGGCCGACTATCACGGCCACGCTTGCAGATAGCTCTGCTATGTAGGCTTCAGTCATGCGCGATTTCCTCTGCCAGTAAACCAATCGAGTGCTTTTACAATGAGTGGATTTTCCCACAATTCATCAATCCAACGACGCTCATTTTTGTCTCGATAAAACTCTGGTCCGCAGCAGCCATGCCATGACATGAAAACGCAGGTTCCGTCTTCAAGGCGCAAACGGTAAGTTGGATACGTGCAGATAATTCCGTTAGGTATTCGAATGCAGGTCATGCTCGCTTCACTCCGAATGTCTTAACCAGTGCCGACTCCATGCGACCCACACAGGCGCGGATACGGGCTATCTCTGTCTCTGGAAACATGCTTGATGCCATCTGTTCCAGTGCGCCTTTGAGCGGCTTGCTATCAACCTTTTCGATACGCGCCAGAGCAAAGGCCTTAAGCGACTGCTTGATGCTTCGACCGTCTATGCGAGCACATGCCCGGCATAGTTCGGCGTGGAGAATGGTTTCAGGAAATTCTCCATATTCTTGCTCGATGATTTCCCGGGTGTTGCGTAATTCTTTTTCCATCAGAAGCCACCTTTCTGTTTCGGTTTGGTTTCTCGTCCGCGTCTTGTTGCCGCTGCGGATTGCTGGTCAGTGTCGTAGATAGCGCCGTTGTATTGGTTGCAGTAGACGGTTCCGGTGTTGCCGTGTCGATTAAGTCTCAGGATCAACTCGGTTTCACCTGCCGGAATGCTGTCATCAAATGCGCCTTCTCGGTGAATGCCTACCCAGTAATCACAATCCTGCTCAATCTGTCCGGTGTCGCGGGAATCGCTTGGTAAAGGCCGCTTGTTAACGCGCTTCTCCAGCTCACGGTTTAGTTGAGTCAGAAGGACAACGACGCAGCCAAGCTCTTTGGCGAGGTTCTTGAGGCCTTTGGTGATCATCCCGTATGCAAGGTCGTTACGGTCGGCTTTCTCGGCGGTCATGAGCGTCAGGTAATCCACAAGAATCATCCCGACAACGCCTTTCTCTCGCTTGATTCGGCGGCTTTCGCTAACGATGTGTGCCAGTGATAACCAGGGCGTGTCGTCGATGTAGAGCATGTCGATTTCACTGAGTCTTCCGGCAGTTGCCATGGCTTTCTTGAAATCACCGTCATAATCACCCTGATACTGATCGTCAGCGTCGTCGGTTACCGGCATGTAGAAAATGCTCGGGTTAACCCCTGACTTCTGACCGACAAGCTTTTCAAGAATCTGATCACCTGGCATTTCAAGACTGAACATCAATGCTGGCTTGCGTTCTCTCACGGCACAGTTGATAGCCATCTGACCGTAAAGCGTCGTCTTCCCCATCTTCGGACGGGCTCCGATGACGAAGAGCGAACCTTTAACCAGCCCTTTCGGTGCAAGCATCCGATCGAGTGATGGGATGCCGGTGCTCATACCGCGCTGCTCTCCGGATGGGTCGAAGCGTTTTTCCAGATCTGTTACCCAGTCCTCCATGACATCACCAAATGAGCGAAGCCCTCTACGGCTACCGGTCTTTGAATGGTCAGTCAGTTGGGTGAATATGCTCTGGATAGCTTCGTACTTCTCCGTGGCGCTCATGCCGTTTCTGGCGTAGAGCAATTCAGTTGCCTCGTTCATGCGCTGGATGCCGTAACGCTCCATGGCTGATTCACGAACCGATGCGGCGTAAGCAACGATGTTTGCGGCGCTTGGTGTGTTCTTGGCGATCTGAGCGATGTAAGCGAAACCACCAACCTGCTCGGTAAGTCCCTTGCTTTCCAGTGAATCGAAAACTGTCAGGCCATCTACCGGCTTGTTATCGCGGAACATCTGACGCATTTCAGCGAAGAGAATCTGGTGAGCTCTGTTGTAAAACGACTCGGGTTTGAGCATTGCCAGAACTCTCTGGATACGCTCGCTACTGTCGTCATCCAGCAACAGTCCACCGATAACGCTTTGCTCGGCTTCGGGGTTGTGAGGAACGGTTATCATCTCAGAGGTCATCGCATGCACCCTCTCGCGTCTTAACGTAAACGTCTACGTTCAGGAAGTATTCGAGAGACTTACGTCGCCATGTTCTACCAGTGCGTTGATCAGGCCTGTTCTCCAACATCCAACGGCAATTGTTGGCGATGTAGTTCAGGTAAGATTCCCAGTCTTGCAGTGTGAATCCGTGACCGTCTAAATCGCGGGTGACGGCACTGGCTTTCTTCCAGAAGCTGCGGATCATGTTACGGCGCTTGTCAGTAAGGGTTCTGATTCCCCCAGCCTCTGGCAGCACTCGGTGATAAATATCGACTACCTGCTCACAACTGAGAGACGGTTTTTTGTGTTCTGATTTTTCTGCTGCTGATGCACTCTCTTCTACGTTAGTAGAAGAGATATTATTAAATTCTTTATCTGTGGTAATTCTCTGGTAATCTGCTGGTACAGATTCCTTTCCAGTCATTGGTGCGCAAGGGTTTGCGCTGGTAATCTGCTGGTAATCTGCTGGTACATAATTTGACTGATAATCGTCATATTTCACGATGGAAAAAACAGAGAATTTCCCGTGTGAAATCCAGCTCACCATTCCAAGTTTCTGGAACTTCCTGAGCAGGTATTGAACGCGATCCGGCTTTAATCCCGTCTCGGATGCCAGAGAGTTACGACCGCTAAGCAACTGACCGCGATTAACTAGCTTCTCACCAATATCTGTCAGCACGACTTCTGGCGCATGCTTGGCCTTGAGTATTAAGTGAATCCATAAATGCGCCGCCTCAGGGTCTTTGTAGAACGGCACATCCATGATTTTACGGTGCAGCAAGGCAAACCCCTTACCGCCTAGTGTATGCGGCTGCTGGAGCCTTCTGGCCTCTCTGGCTTCGGCTAAGTTGGATACGTTACTCATGATCTTTATCCTTCAGCATTTGCTTTACCTTCTCCAATTCAGCCCGAAATCGACCAGGCTGTTTGAAGCTGGATAGATAGCGATCACGCAGTATGTTTTTGTGTGGTTTGTTCTGGTCAGGACTGAATTGTTTCATGTATAATTAACCTCTGATTGAGCCGTTAAAAATCAATCGTTATCTGGTTAGAATCCTCGGTTGCCGCCGGGGATTTTTTCTTTGTGAGCACCGCAGCTACTTCTCTTGCCAACCGCGCCATATCGTCATCAACGACACCCCATTCCAGAACTGCCAGCAGCATTGCCATCTTCGGCAGCCACGTTTCTTTCCAGCGGGTTATCTGTGCCTTATCGACTCCGATCTGTTTAGCTACGTTGTTGCCACCTTTCATAGCGATTTGGTTAAGCAACCAGGACAAAATGCGCTGGGCATTGACCTTGTTGCGGTTAATTGAGTTTTCCATCTGTAATAATTCCTTTGGTGTTAAATAGTTAATTGATAAATCGTTTGTTCTTTTTATCGTGCACCATTGACAGTCATCCATGACCACGCCGGGCACCCGACCATATACCGGGCCGTTCGGTACTAAAAGTACATTTTTATTACATGACTAATTGCTGCTTACCGATACGGCGAATCTGTGCTGCTGAATACTTGCCGCCTGATGCTTTGGCGATCTTGTCCGCGTACTCGGTTTCTCCTGTAAACTCGGTACGCGGCAGAGAACCGCGCTCAATCCATTTGTAAATGGCCTTGGGCGTAAGTCCGCAAACCTCAGCCACAACAGATACACGAACGGATTTAATGACGTGTCCAAACGTAACTTCGTTCATTTGCATCTCCAGTGGTGAACTTGTAGTTCATATTATGACGGAACTGATAGTACAGTCAAGTACAGATATAGTTGAACTTATGGTTCAACAAAATGAGCGTGAAAAATTCTCGCAAAGGCTTGCGCTGGCCTGTGATAAGGCGGGACTACCACAACATGGCAGACAAGCTGATCTTGCTGCCAGAATGAAACTTACACCGAAAGCCGTAAGTAAGTGGTTCAATGGCGAAGCGGTGCCGAGAAAGGAGAAAATGGAGTTGCTGGCGTCAGTGCTGGGAACCACAGCTGCATACCTGCATGGATATGCTTCAGAGGACGGTATAACACCTAACCACGCCTCTAAGGTGTCCGACTCTTACAGAGTGGACGTATTAGATGTTCAAGCCAGTGCTGGGCCGGGGACTATGATTTCCAATGAGTTCATTGAGAGAGTCAGGGCTATTGAGTACACAACTGAGCATGCCAGGACGTTGTTTAATGGCAGGCCACAGGACCACATAAAAGTTATTACTGTTAGTGGCGATAGCATGGAAGGCACGATCAATCCGGGTGATGAGATCTTCGTTGATGTGTCAGTTAACCATTTTGATGCTGACGGTATTTATGTTTTCGTCTACGGAAGAACGCTTCACGTTAAGCGCCTTCAGATGCAGAAAGACAGACTAGTCGTTATTTCTGACAATCCAATCTATGAACGATGGCACATAGAAGAAGCTGAAGAAGACCAGCTTCATATTGTCGCTAAAGTTCTACTTCGTCAGTCGATAGATTATCGACGGTTCGGATAAAAATAAATTACCTTAAAGTTCATTATGTTATGACAAAATGGACTTTTTTTACCTAAAACATGTACTATTGGTACTTTACATGAATGAACTTTCAGTACATTATAAGTCCATCGAAACAACACAGTGTTTCGGTCAGTCGAACGGCGCGACAGTAAACCATGCGTCGGACCATAGGCGGGCTCAGGAAGAGCGGCAATTATGGCAAAGCGAAAGAAAAGATTTATTCCAGTCCATTCGAAGCTGAGTGGGCTGTGCTGAATCAACCCACGCAACAAAGGAGCTTCTATGCGACGGCAAAGCTATATCGCTCACAAATAATCGGTACCACAAATGCTTTCGGAAACCCCGGCGATGTCGGGGTTTTTGGTGAGTGCTTTGGGTTGGCAGACGGTTATCAGCTAGTTGGTGAGGTAATGGCTCACCAAGGCGACGACGGCCTTCCCAGCTTCATTGTGGGGAGCCAGCGCCAAAGCATTTCTCCCGCATCAGCGGGTAACGACAGAGGGTAAGGCGATGAGTGAGTTTTCATCAGAACAAATACTGACAGAAGCTCAGGTGATTTATGACGCAGTTTGTGATTCTGCGATGGAAAACGGCAGAGATTTACCGTGGTGGAGTGAGCTGGATGAAGGTGTCATGCAGACATACCTGGAGCAAGCTAAACGCAAATTAGCGCGCAAGGCTGAGGCTGAAAAAGTTCTCTCAAAGTTGAAAGTAAGCGACGTAGTTGAGTGGTTGCAGGATAAAGGCTACGACGTTAATAAATACGAATAAACCCGCTCAGGCGGGTTTTTTATCGGCCATACATAGGCAGATTTTCGAGTCTGCCCATTTATGACAAACGGCGGCCATCCACCGCCCAATGAAACACTGAATAAATGCGTTGAAGTCTTGTATTAACCGTTCCGTTCGCCGCGATAAGGCCAAGAGGATTTATGGGTAAGAAAAACGATGGTGGCTTCGCCTTCCCTATGGAAGCGACAGATGCCACAGCATGGAAGGATTGCAATCAGGGAATGACGTTGCGCGACTACTTCGCTGCAAAAGCATTGTCTGGCTGGCTGGCAAGTTATCCGGAGTCGTGCACTCACCCTATTGTTGCCGGCAATGCCGATGAAGTTGCGAAGCACTCATACATGCTTGCCGATGCAATGCTCCGCGCCAGGGAGGCATCATGACAGTCACCCACAACGGCAAGCAGTACACCGCCAAAAAGCTCAACGATAACGAGTGGCAGCTGACGTCGGTATCGGCACCGCGCGACAAGCTGACGCTGAACCGCTGGCAGATGCACATTGCCGGGTTATTGCAGCGGGTGGAGGGTAAATCATGATTTCACACTACGGAACAACACCAATGATTCGCCAGTGCGTAACGCCTGGAATGATGGCGCTTCACGAGGGCCGCACCTATCGCGTTTCAGCAGTCATCCAGGAGAGAAAATGGGTGTACCTGCACACCGATGCAGAGATTATCCGACTCACTGACTGCGTAATTGACGTCCTTCTCGACGGACGCGGCAACCCTATCCAGCACTAATTCCACACCATTCCCCCTACTCGTCCGGCTATAGCAGACGGGAAGCGCACAACCAAATTTCAGGAGAGACCATGAGTGAAGTAACGGATTTAGTCGTTATCGAAAAATCGAGCGCAATGGCTGTATTCACCAACAACGAGCAGCTCGATCCCATCATTGAAAAAATTGAGAAAGAAGCTCGCAGCCTGGTGCCGGATGTATCCACCAAGAAAGGTCGTGATGCTATCGCGTCAATGGCCCACAAAGTTGCGCGTTCCAAGACGTATATCGACAACGCCGGTAAAGACCTTGTAGCGGAGCTAAAAGCACTGCCAAAGCAGATTGATGAGAGTCGCCGCGTTGTTCGTGAGCGTCTGGACGCGCTGAAAGATGAAGTGCGCCGACCACTAACAGAGTGGGAGGCAGAACAGGAACGAATTAAGGCAGAGGAAGTTGCCAGGATTAAAGCTGAGGAAGACCGGAAGAAATTCGAATCCGATCATGAAATTGCTTTGCTGATGAACGACAAGCACGACCGTGAAGTGGCAGAGAAAAAAGCGGAAGCCGAACGCCAGCGCATTGCTCACGAAGAGGAATTGAAGCGTCAAGCAGCAGAACAGGCAAAGCGCGAAGCCGAAGAGAAAGCAGCGGCTGAACTGGCAGCGGCGAAGAAGCGTGAAGAGGATGCGATTGCAGCAAGAGCACAGGCTGAATTACTGGCTAAGCAAGCACAAGAACGCGCAGAGCAGGAAGCTAAAGACGCCGCTGCGAAAGCCGAAGCAGAGAAGAAAGCAGCCATTGAAGCAGAGAAGCGTAAAGCACAGGAAGAAGCAGATCGCATTAAGCGTGAAGCTGAATCGAAAGAAGCCGCCCGTCTGGCAGAAGAGAAACGCATCGCTGACGAAAAGGCAAAGCGTGAAGCTGACGTGAAGCACCGCAAGGCTGTTGGCACTGAAATCGTAAACGCACTCACCGCTAATACCAGCATCTCACGTGACCAGGCTATCGAAGTCCTGAAAGCGCTGATGGATGGTCTGGTACCGAGAACACAAATTAACTACTGAGGTGCATATGAAACTGAAACTCAAATATGACCACGCTCATGGATATCTGGACAGCCAGCGTAATCAGGTCTTAGAGCTTGATGGCGTGACGCTTGATGGAACGGTAGACACACGAGAAGTCCTCCCGCAGTTAGATGGTGCTGTAGTTCTCGAATGGCTTGCTGAACAGGGTTATGTAATCACACATCAGGAGCGAGCGGCATGAGCGTAGCAGAGCGACGGGATGATGATTCTTTCATCCGGATGATGGCTGATGTTGCTCCCGTTTCTCCAGATGAAAAAGATGAGCCGGTTAACCTGGCTGCTGAGCGACAGAATCCGATTATCAGCATGGCAGAATTTGCGGGGGATTTTACATGAATCTGGATCAGTTAGATGCGCCATTTGCCAGTGAAGATATTGAATGGCGCATTCAGCAGGCGGGAAAAAATAATAACGGTATCTGGGCAAAAGTGCTGGCCTACGTAACCAACAGGGCAATCATGAAGCGCCTTGATGAGGTATGTGGTAAGGCTGGATGGCGTAACGAGTATCGCGATATCCCGAACAATGGAGGGGTTGAGTGCGGTATTTCCATCAAAGTTGATGGCGAGTGGATCACCAAGTGGGACGCAGCCGAAAACACGCAAGTAGAAGCAGTTAAAGGTGGGCGTTCAGGAGCTATGAAGCGGGCGGCTGTCCAGTGGGGTATCGGGCGTTACCTCTACAACCTGGAGGAAGGCTTCGCCATTGTATCGGCACAGCGGGCACCAGGATTCCATTATGCCAAGTCAAAAGAGGCTGGCGTATTTTACTGGAAACCGCCTGCCCTTCCAGCCTGGGCATTACCTGACGGATCAGTTGTTCATCAACCAGAACCACAGTCACCAGAGTCAATAAACGAGTCTGAACCACCTCAAGACGTGGATGCTGACAAGGTGCTCGCCGATTTCTCCCAATATGCAAGCAAAGAAAACGACGGCGTGAAATTGAAAGCTCGTTATGAAGAAACGTGGAAGTTGTTAAGCGGATTTGCTGAGCATCAGGCTAAATGCAAAGACGTTACCGGCATTCGAATCAGAGAACTCAAACAGGCGGCATAAATGGCAAGCAGAGGCGTAAACAAAGTGATCCTCGTCGGCAACCTCGGGCAAGACCCTGAGGTTCGCTATCTACCAAATGGTGGCGCGGTAGCCAATATCACACTGGCAACTTCGGAATCATGGCGTGATAAAGCGACCGGTGAAATGAAAGAGCAGACCGAATGGCACCGGGTGGTGCTGTTTGGCAAGTTGGCTGAAGTAGCCAGCGAATATCTTCGAAAAGGTTCTCAGGTGTACATCGAAGGCCAGTTACGCACACGGAAATGGACAGACCAATCTGGTGTGGATAAGTACACCACTGAGGTGTTGGTTAACGTCGGTGGAACCATGCAGATGCTTGGCGGGAAGCAAGCAGAAGGAAAACCAGCAGGTAACAGCCAGCAACCACAACGGATACAGCAGCAACCGGCACAACAGCACAACGAGCCGCCTATGGATTTTGACGACGATATTCCATTTTAAGGACTGATATGAACCATTTAATGATTGACCTGGAAACCATGGGTAACGGTCCGTACGCGCCGATCATCTCCATTGGTGCGGTATTCTTCGAACCGAATAGCGGAGAAATTGGTTCCGACTTCCAGGTGAACGTATCTCTCGAATCATCAATGCGATTCCGCGCCAGACCTGACGCCTCCACAATCCTGTGGTGGATGGAACAAGGTGAAGATGCTCGCAGGGCATTAACCACTGACACGCAGGAGCTTTCAACCGCTCTTTCCTGGCTATCTGATTTCATCTCCAAACATGCCAAGCCGAGATTTGTTCAGGTATGGGGTAATGGTGCTTCTTTCGACTGCGTAATCCTTCGCAACAGCTATGCACTAACCGGTCAGGAAGCGCCGTGGCAATGGTGGAATGACCGAGATGTACGCACCGTCGTAGAGATGGGGAAAATAATCGGCATCTACCCTAAACGTGATATGCCATTCGAAGGAACCCGCCACAGCGCACTGGCTGATGCCATCCACCAATCCAAATACGTTTCAGCCATCTGGCAGAAGCTGACCAAATAAAACTACGGAGTTAAATCATGTCGGCACCTCTCACCGGGGCGGGATATCTGCGCCCACCAAAGCGATCCGGCACTAAAGAAGAGGTGCTGGCACGTTGCTTTTTAGCTATCGCTAATGACGATTTCCTGAAGCCGACCATGGAAGACAGGCTTCTGGAATTGCACGAAAAGGAAGTCTGGTACGCCAGCTTAGAAGCGTCATTCAATCCGGGATGGATGGTAGTTGGACCTGTAGAGCCTGATTACGTTGATGACCGTATGCGTAAGTATCGTGGTCGTTATGGGGAGGTACGAAGTGACTGATTATACCGGCAGCAACACGCCAGCGGATCAGCGTGATTTGTGGCGCACACCACCGGCACTGTTCGCAGCACTGGATGCTGAATTCTGCTTTCGACTGGACGCAGCCGCCGCACCGCATAACGCGCTGTGTCGCAAGTTCATCACCGCCGAGCAGAACACGCTGGAAACGCCGTGGAGCGATTTACTGACGATCCCGGGTTATGCCTGGCTGAACCCGCCCTATAGCGACATCACGCCATTCGTGAAGAAATCCGCAGCGGAGAGTAAGAACCAGATCGGCACCGTCATGCTGGTTCCGGCTGATACGTCTGTCGGCTGGTTCAAAGAGGCTATCCAGACCGCCAGTGAGGTGCGATTCATCACCGCCGGGCGGCTGGCATTCATCAACCCGGTCACCGGTAAGCCGGTAAGCGGCAACAACAAAGGATCGATGCTCATCATCTGGCATCCGTACCCGCGTACACACTGCCACTTCGCAACTGTGGATCGGGACGAACTAATGACTTTCGGAGCGAAACTTCTCGCTCGCCGGGAGGCAGCATGACACCAGAGCAAAACAACGTAGTGAGAGCACAGGGACGTAAATGCGTGGCAGAGATTCAGCAGGCACTGAAAAGCAGGCCTAAGCCGAAATGGAATGCAGTCGTGCCTCCGATCATCAAGAAGCATCACGCCAAAATTGCGCCGCTGGGTATCAGCCTGGTGGCATTCGTTAGCAGCATCGGTCGTATGCAAGGCCGGTATGGAGTCGAATCATGACGCTAACCAAACGAATCACAAGGTCGCTCGGGCGGCCTTTTTATTTTCTCGCGTTCACCTTCAACCGAATTAACCGACAGTTCATGGAGCACTGATGAAAAGGTCATCACTCGCTATTGCTATCGCTCTTTCTTCAATAGCATCAGTCAGACAATGGAGCGCTGCTGAAATATCTCCTGCTTTACGTATGGATGCCAGTTATCCAGTTGGTGGTGGGAAGACTGGTATTGCAGCAGCACGCCGAGCAGCCAAAAAACGCAGGAGAAGTCGCAAATGACATCAGAAATAATCGATCAGGCCAGCGCTCTCGAAGAGATGATGCGCGAACAAGCAATACAGGCTCACCGGATTAACCGTGATGCGGTATCGGCAACGCACTGTAGTGATTGCGGCGAGGATATCCCGGAACTGCGACGGGTGAAGGTGCCCGGATGCCAGCGATGCGCCAGTTGCCAGCAGGATAGCGAACTTCGCCGAAAGCAAGGGAGGGGGTGATGGACAACAGGAAAGCCCGCCGCCTGGTTGGAGCTCACATCAACAACACCTATCGGATCAGCAATAGGCGCTGGCAGGTATGGGGCAGCAACTGGCCTTTTGTCTGGGAGCATGCGAAACCGTCACCTCGGCAGAAAAGAAAGGCTAAAGAGGTTGCCGCGTACCGAGAGGAATTAAAGCGCAAGCAGGAGTCAGCCAATGTTCAAGCTAATCCAGCGCGGCCAGATATTCGCTGATCGTCATGGGTGGCCCGTCATCATTGAAGGGGTCAGGAATGATGTCGTGCGCTACAGAAGAAACGGCAGAATTGGTTACGCATCAATCTACCGACTTAATACAGATTTCGAACCACTCGACCACCGGGAGGCGGAGCAGATCCGCGCCGAACTGGAAACGAGCGAGCACATTAAATCGCTTCGCGCTATGCGTGCGGCATGAGGAATAACAATGCCTAATCACGTTACAAATCGCCTGACAATCACAGGTGACGAACAGTCTTTGTCTGAACTTTTTAATGCCTGCTTCCGTAAACAAAAACGCGAGATACCTGACTTCTGGTATGAAAAGGCAAATGATTTAAACGCCGACACGGAGAGCCGCAAAGAATGGTCTGATCGCATCGCTGAGAAGGAAGCTCAAGAACCATATGACGTATTCGATTTCGAACTGATCATCCCAGTACCGGCTTTTATATCAAGAGGTAATCTGAGCTTTGGTAGTAGAGAGGAAAAAACCGGTCGCAACTGGAGCAAGTTTAACCCTGAAAGATGGGGCACCAAGTGGAACGCCTACGACATGTCAATTGTCGAGCACACTGAATCTAAGTTGGTGATCAAATTCGATACCGCCTGGAATATCCCTGAGCCTGTTATCAAGGAGCTTGTCACCTGGTTCCCAGAATTGATGTTCTTCCATGAGTTTTATGACGAAGGTGGATGGTTCTTTGGCGACAGAACTTATCAGGCTGGAGAGCTGGCAATAGACCGTTATATCAATGGTGATGATCGTAAAAAACATCACGAACTGGAGAAACGCCTGTGTATTGAGCTAAAGGGCTGGGATCCAGATTCTGACGAAGATTGCGACGAAGAATGACGCAACTGATAGCTGACTCACTGAGTCGGCTATTGGGTGCGAAAGCCCACCTCGTGATTCCCTTTGCCCGGTTCGCCGGGCTTCTTTTTGCCTGGAGAAAAGCATGCAAACAACAATCAGCATTCAGCCGGTTCTGGTTAACCGTGAGCGCGTTCAGGAGATGCTTGGTGGTATCTCCAGAACCACGTTTTATCGCAAGCGAAAACAGTGGAAAGAATCTGGCACACCATTCCCGCAGGAAGTGGAAGAAATCCACCCACCGAAAGGTGGTGCTCTCTTCCGCTATGTAGAAGTTATTCAGTTCTGCAAAGATAAAGGACTATTAGCTGCACAAGCCTGA